ACAATAGCAAGTAGCTTAAATATTAGTTACAACACACTAGCAAACGATTTAGAAAGTGTAAATTATTCTAGTATTAGACAAGGTGCGTTAGAAGAAAGGAATTTCTTTCAATGTGAACAATATAGAATGATTCGTAATTTTCACGATGTTATTTACAGTAAATGGCTCGAAATGATACTATTAACTGATCTTTTAAGTGGTCTTCCACCTTCAAAGTTTCCTAAATTTAACAATCCTATTTGGAGAGCAAGAGGTTGGCAATGGATTGATCCTAAAAAAGAAGTAGAAGCATTAAAAGTTGGTGTAGAAAATGGGTTTTTATCTATTCAAGATGTTCAATCTGGATATGGTCGTGATGTTGAAGATGTATTTAGTCAAATACAAGCAGATAAAGAACTAGCTGAAAAATTTGGAATACAATTAGCTTTTGAGCCTTTTGGAACAAAACAA